ATATTAATAATGTTTCAATTGTAATAGATGGTGTAAAAGATAATCAGTTAGATAATCAGGTAGATAATCAGGTAGATAATCGAGTAGATAATCGAGCAGATAATGATATGAATAGCGATAAAAATGCACACGTTGATGAAAAAACTAACGATGAAAATAATGAAAATGAATTAAATATTGAAACAAATGATTTAAGTGAGTTAGAAATAATAGATGACAATATCTTAAATAGTTTAGTAGAAAGTAAGGAAAAAAATAAAAATAAAGATAATGATAAAACAATTACATTAAAAAAACCGAATGAGGTATATTTAGACTTGTATAAAGAAGCAAGAAAGGAGGCGAAGGAAGCAAAAAAAAATGCAATTTCGGCGTTTTTGAAAGCTAAGAAAATTAAGGATACATATTCTTTAGAAGAAATTGATGATAGTGATGATGATTTGGAAGAATTATTGAATAATTAAAATAATAAAATACTAAAGATAAATTAATTAAAATTCTAATTGATTTAACAATTTTTAAATTATAATACCTCCAATAACAAATTACTTAATTAATTAAATTAATTACATTTATATAAAATTTTTTTATAGCATTTTTTATATAAAACGATGAACTTTGCAAAAATGTTTAAAAAAGTATCTTCTTCTCAAGTTTTAATTATAGTTGCCGCTGTTGTATTAATAGTAGCATTAATGTCATATTCTTCTAATAAGGGAAGTGATGGAATGTCTGTATCAGGCGGAAACGGTCAATCTGGAGGTGTTCCTCCTCAAGGTGTAACTCCATCAACTGTATCTCCTGCCCTTCCTTTAGGACAAAATGAAAAGCCATTATCTGTAAATGGACTTACTACAACCTCCAATCTTCCATCTTCATGCAGTCAACAACCTGTAGATGACCCTTCCCAACTTTTACCTAGTGATCAAAACTCTAAATGGGCTCAATTAAACCCCCAAGGAAGCGGTGATTTACAAAACGTAAATCTTTTACAAGCGGGAACACACATGGGAATAAACACTGTAGGAACATCTTTAAGAAACGCCAATCTTCAACTTCGTTCTGAACCCGCTAACCCACAACTTAATGTTGGACCCTGGATGAACTCTACCATTGAACCCGATGCCCGCAGTCAACAATTTGAAATCGGTTGTTAAATAAAGTCACAAATATAAACAACATATTTAGTATAGTTTATCGAGAATTAAATTAATTAAAAATAATAATTTCTAATTAATATTATATAAATAATGCAAGCAGTCCTTGATCTTTTCTCTCCGCTTCCAAAGGAATGGTGTGGTCTTTTCTACATTTTAACAGTTTTCTCATTTATAGTATTTATTTTAGCTGTAATTGGTTCAGTAAACTTTATATTCACAACTAAAAAATTAACATTATGGATGATATTAGGTGTAGTAGTAGCATTAGTATTCCCTTTCCTCCAATACATCTCCATTAGACTTTTATTCTCTATGTGTACCGCTTCTCTATAAATATTATTCAATATAGTATCCAATATAGCATCTAGAAAATAACTAGAACAAATGATTTAGTTAATATATAATTTTATATAACTATATATTAATATTAAACGTTATGAAAATAGGTATTTTAGGATTTGTATTAATTGTTTTTACTGTTTTAATTATAATAAAGTTATATCAAGAATCCGATATATTTCAACTAAAATGTATTGTATCAACTAAAGATGGTAATAAATACTGCGTAAGAGATAAGGAAAATCTGGAAAAATCTGCTGATATGCTTGCAGATATGACAATTAAATTAAAGAGGTTAGTTAAACATATGGCACAGAAATATCCAGATGAAGAACGTGTAAAAAGATTAGTAAAAGGTTTTAATCCTAAGAAGGTAATGGAAACGTTACCTACAAGTGAATATACCGCTTACAGTGAAAACAAAGGAGAAAAACTTGCGTTTTGTTTGACTAAAAAGAAAAATGAAGGCAATATGATTGAACCAAATACCTTAACATTTGTTTCTATACATGAGGTAGCACATATAATGACTAAATCGGTGGGACATAATAAAGAGTTTTGGGATAATTTCAAATTCCTACTTGAAAATGCTAAGGAGATTGGTATATATAGTCCTGTTGATTACTCAAAAAATCCCACGGAATATTGTGGAATGGATATAACTGATAATCCGTATTATGACATCTTATAGACCTCATAAGAAATATTATCATTAGTTGTTTTGCTGGAATATTCAGATAAGTTATTTATAGTGAATCTATTTGGTATTTGTGGGAAGAATGTATCACAATCATAATCACCTTTTATACGCGTTACATATAAACTTGTTAGGTCTTCATCATCTATAAATTCTTTATAGATGCTTTGTCCACCAATAATCCATACGTCATCAAAATTTCGTTTATTGCAAAATGTTTTGATTATATTAATGTTATCAAACCATTTAACCTCGGTTGTTCCACCCTCATTATATTGGGTTTCTAATGCTTTATCGTCATCTTTAATATCACGTGTAAGAATTATATTAAACCTATTAGGTAATGGTTTTTTAGGTAAACTATTCCAGGTATTTCTACCCATAATAATAGCATTATTTCCAGCACCTTTAGTTGTCTTTGAAAAGTATTTTAAATCTTCAGGAAAATACCAAGGCAAATTATTTTTAAGACCTATACCATTATTATCATCCATAGCAACTATCATTTTTGCATTATTGGTTATTTTTGTTTTATTCATAGTTTTATAGTTATTTATAATATATTATTACTTTTATTATATATTAATATAACTAAATATATATTAGATAGTATATATATATGACACCAAGTTTAGATATTGAAAATTTAAATAATGAAAGTATAAGTAATACTAATATTATGAATAGTTCAATTATGAATAGTTCAATTATGAATAGTTCAATTTATAAAATTCAATTTTTAACTAATAAAGATGCTGAAAATATTAGCATTTCTAACATACTTGTTTTTAGAGGTAATAATGATAATAATACCGATAAAATGTTATATTTTACAGAAGAAGAAAAACAAAATATACGGAAAATAAATTTATCAGAAGATAATATTCATTTAATAGATGAATATATATATCCTGACGATACATTAAAAACTATTAAATTCAAAATAATAATTAATTATCCTGTAAAGGATTTATGCTATGATGAGTTATATATGTTTTCAAGAGTTTCAACAACTATTAATAGTGCTAACTTATATGATAGATTATCCCAAAATGATAAAAATAATATAACACTCAATAAATTAGAAGAATATTTATATAATATCCAAAACAAGGTAGATATAGAACATCTGAAAAAAAATAAAGACGGCAGTGATATAGAAGATAAAAGCAACAAAATAATTACATATGATGATTTATTGTCATTAAAATTAGATCAGCAACAATTAACCAGTTTTATACCGTTAGGACATAGATTTGTAAATGAATATAATTATATATATAATGTATTACCATTTACATCATATAAATATGATAATTATTTATTGGATAATATAGATAAATTAATTAAAACAAATAATAATGATATGTTAATTGATAATGGCAACGTTCTTGATAATATCATTAATGTTTGTTTATTTGAAGATGTAATTGAATATAAAAAAGCGGTTTATTCAAAAACAACATCGAATGCAGGGACAGATGCAGGGACAGATGCAGAGACAGATGCAGAGACAGATGCAGAGACAGATGCAGATATAGAAAACGAAATAATTAATACTATTAGCATATACTATCCATATCTAAGTAAAAACAATATAGTCAGTGTTAGTGAGTTTAACGAAAAACATATAGACATGATTGAAGCAACGCGAGCAAATATTAATGATAACATAAAGAATACTTTTGAAAAAGTTAATTTATTAAATAATATAGCACTTGATAAAAGTGGTGATTTTAAATATGAATATAGCGGTATTAAAAACATATCATTTATGATACATCCAATAAATAAATACAAACTTCCGTTAGACACTATATTTAAATTAATTCAGACAAATGAAGAAGTACAAGGGGTAAAATATAATCCAGGTAGAAATAAAGAAAATATATATAGATTTTACACAGCAGATAGGGTATCTAAGACAGGAAAGAAAATTCCGGTATTATCTAAAAGCGAAATAGTAAAATTTAAAAATGAAATAGGCAAAAGTAAAGGTGTAATAACTTTATTGAAATTTTCTACAAAAAATAAACTAGTGTGTCATTTCTTAGAGGATGGTAGAATTAAAGTAAATAATATGGGTATATTAACAGAAGCGAGTAATATAGATGAATTAAATAGAAAACTTAAGGAAAATATTAACCCGTTGTTAAAGCGTATAAATAATGTAATTGAGCAAAGTGGTTATAATATTGGTATGTTTGATAATTTATATGATACTAATATTGAGATATTAAATATTGATTATGAGGTAGAGTATAAGGCTAAGGGTGACTTCAAAAATCTTAACAGTTATTTAAATTGTATATCACCTGTATTTAATATAGAAAAAATAGAAGATGATAAGAAGTCAGTAGAACTGAGATACAAACGAGTATCTTATTTTAATGAATATGATAGTATTGATTCAATGGTAATTATACTTTTAAGACAGCATGTACCATCACTAGAAATATTACGAATAATTCAAGAAAGTTATAGTAAAACAAAAGAAGATGCTGAAAAAGTATTAGCAGATGTATATAACAGAATCCAAACAGAAAGAGACGGTAAAGAAAATAAAAAAATAAGAATTAAATCAAATCCAGGATGTAAAATAGAGATTAAAACTATATCCCAAGGATTATCCGAACCTAGTAAAATTGTCTCAATTAACAGTATTACAGATTTATATTTATTACCGAATATTGAAAAGTTTGTAACAGCATTAATAAAGTTAGTTCATAATATTGACACTAATATAAGTGATGATAGTAAAGAAACAATATGTAAATTAGATACTAAAGAGGATAGAAAGAGATATAAAAAGACAGATGATAATGAAGAAATAGAAAATAATAGTGAGAAATTAGTTAACGGTGATTTAGAAGAAATTGGAGATGATATAACACCAGAAAAATTAGGCAATAATGATAATAATTTTAATAATTTTTTCGGTCTTGTAAATGAAGAAGATGATAGTGATAGTGATGGTGATGGTGATGAGGATGATTTATCGCTAGAAATAGGTAATGAGATAGAAATAGGTAATGAGATAGAAATAGGTAATGAGATAGAAATAGGTAATGAGATAGGAAATGATATAGAAGAAGATAATAATTTAGATGTAGAATATGATAGAAAACCTATAAAACTCAAGATAAAAGAAGTAGATAATGCAGTAGATAATGCGGTAGAAAATG